CGACAAATGCCTTATAAGTATTGCCTGTAACGACAGACATCTCATGGAACACTGGTAGTGAACCTGCCTTCTTAACAGAAACAACCAAAATACCAACAATTCCTGTGTCTGCTAGTGGTAATGTTATTTGATACCATCCATCCAGCTGGTGTGATGCACTTGAGGCAATGGTACTACTAACAAACGCATTGCCATCCTTGCTGAGTTTTACATCAGCTGCTGTGATTGTGAGTCCTGTTAGTGGTGTGAACCCATCAGCTGCATCTATGAATGGTCCAATGATCATTTTATGATTTGTGTTTTTGCCTATCAACTTCATAGTTATTTCCTTCTTCGCATTGAGAGACTTGCTTGCTGTGGTTGGTTTGCAGCAGCATTAACCCATGATGTATAGTATCGTGTGCCCATTGTTCTGTAGGATGATGCAATAAAATGAATATTGTCTGGCATCGTTGGGAGTCCTGATAAATCCGTCACATATGCCATTGGGTGTGCTCCAAACACTGTTTGGATGATACCATTGACTTGTATGTTGGTTGATGACACCAGATTAGAATCTGGTATAGTACCAGCAACAATAGGTACACTCCCTATATCAACACGTCTGGTGTTGACGAATGCATTGAGTCGAACTTCATATGCATCTGCTGCTTCTTCAGTGAGTCCATCAGCTTCACCTTGGTGCCACAGTGTCGCAATAATCTTATTATCACCAGCCAATAAGACAGCATTATTGGCCAACCACACACCTTTAACATACAGACTGTTTCCTGGATTCCAATAACCACCCTGAAAACCACTACCACCCTTTGTGTTTGGTACAAGCAATACATAACGCCCAGATTGAAGGTCCTTTGGTACATACTCATCGAAGAATGTCCGACAAAAACCGAATCTTGTATAATTGGCATCAATGTAATCCAATTGGTAGTATGCTGGTATGATAGCACCAGTTTGGTCAAGCGAGAACACATGCTTGTCAAATACATCAACTGACCTATCCGCAACAGCCACACCACCAGCATTGCTTTGTCCTTCTATTGCGAAGATGTCGAAGTTCTCGTTTTTTGTCCCTAGCCTGAAATTAGTGAACTCTCTCAGAGATGCTGTTCCTCTGTCAAGTATCCCAACACGAACAGCTGTTTGGTTGATTGTTGAAACTACTTCAATCTGTGTGAGTTCATTAACCCACACTCTGATCTTATTACCATTAAAAGACACACACAGTTTTGTTAGTGTTGTGCCAACAGAAGAGTATGCAGTTGATGCAAGTTCTGTGTATGATCCATCATATGAATGCACAGACACAGATCCACCTGCACCAGAATTAAACAACACACAAAGATAAGATGAAGCAGAAACACCACGAAAAACCAATCCGAACAGGTCTGTATTAGATCCATTGCTATTCACAACATCTACTTCAACAACACCATCTGCACTATTGGCTGCAATTGTTGCTAATCCACCATTGGCAGGAATTGTAGTGAATTGCGTTTTGGTGGGAGAAGTGCTGCAGACACCCCTGTCTAATGACCATGACTCACCACCATCTGCAGTGGTTGGTACATGGGCAGCAACTGAAACAGCTGGATTCTCGACTAGTGTGTCTAGTACACCCACTTATTTTGTTTTTCTGTCAATTGGGTCACGTGGATCAGCATACTTCAATACACTACGCGAAGCATTAAACTTGTCCCGTCTTAGTTTATCTTGTGATTTGATATACAACAGTCGTGTTTGTGTGTCTTGCATGTGGCCAGACTGTGTGTCTAAATGCTCAGAAGCCTTATTCCTGATCTTAGTCAATTCATAGATTGCTGACACAATAGAATCTTTTTCAGCACTAAGCTTGTTGATTTTATTGTCCATGTCTTTGATTAGGGTGGTTTCGTCCTGATTGACCTTAGCCACTACCTTCTCTTTTTCTGCGACAATCTCTTTGTCTTCTTCGAAAACAGTGTCTCTTGAAAAATCAGGCCAAGCATCTGTGATCTGTTTTCGTGTTACTTCGTATCCTATGATATGAGACACAGCGTTAACTAATGGTTGTCCATCGCTTGTCCATTGTCCTTTATTCTCTTTATCAAGCAACTTTAATGCTTTTTTGATGTCCATTGTATTCTCCTTGGTTGTGGAAAAACAATTGTTGGTCATTAAACCAACAATTGTGTTAGTTATGCGTATTCAGTTGTAATGAGACGAGCAACTCTGATCATCTTGCGTTCAGTGTATCGCCTGCTCCAGTTAGCAGCTGTGCTAAGGTTAGTATTGCTGGGACCACCACCAGGAACACTGGACTGGATATATGCATGCCCAGTGGGGTGGATACCCCAAATAACACGTGAATGCAACATATCTTGTCCACCACCAGCACCAGCTAAAGCTTCACGGCTTGTTTCCACAGCTTTAGGGTCTAATGCAGAACCAAATTGCAAAGCACCAGCACCAAACAACCAAGACTCAAACACGTTGCCAGTTCTTGGTACTGAGTCATCAACAATCACTGTTCTATTTAGAAATTTTGGAATTCTGACTAAACCATTAGAATGCTCAACGAAGTTGATTAAATTGTTCTTTTGCATTCCTGAATAGACAATTGAATGAACAATAATAGCACCCAATTCTTCCATTGAGTCGCCCATTGTTACTGTTGTATCAATGAATGCACCAGCACTGAAGTTGGTCACACCATCTGTGAATGTACCTCCAGCAGAGATGTTATTGGTTAGGTCACCAGCTACGTGGGTGTCACCACCTGTAGGGGCTGCATCATTATCAGCAAAAACACCTTTAATAGATGCAATAACAGCAGCTTGCTGCCTACGAACCCAATATGCACCAAATCTGTTACCAATTGCTTCCATGGGGTCATCACCAGATAATTGTCCTGCAAGATTCGTTGCAGAATATACTTGGTTACGAGACATTCTGACAAATGATTCGATACCCGTAGAAATTTTCTTTGGTACAGCATCATTCCTTGGGAATGCATCACCACTTGCTGCAGTGACTTCTTGGATATCAGAGATATCATCTGTTGAGATGTTCTCTTTTCCTGACACATCAGAAGAATCTAAGTCATGGTAAGACGGAATTGTGAATGATTGACCACCACCGGTGAGCATTTCATTCATGTATTCTGAATTGACCATAATACCAGATTGAACTAATCTAGATTTTTCTTGTGTGTATTGTTGGATGTATGGTCCCAAAATCTCTGGGATTACAACATCTGCGACTTTGACTGCAGGCATGGGTAGCCTCCTTATGTTGGTAGGTTGATTAGTTGGTCATGAATGTTGTTGGATTAGTCCATGACCAATCTGTGCGACCTAACCATGTTAGATATCACCATTCAATAGAACTATAGACGAACACTGCTGTTCTGACAACTATTTTTTAGGTGCTGGTCTTCCTCCACCAAGCGTCGTTCCTGCAGCAATAGCCATTTGTTTAGCTATAGCTGGTCCTGAATCACGATACACAGCACCTTGTGCTGTTAAGTTCCAAGACTTATCAGACCACGGATTGCTTCCACCACCTTGCCCACTAGAACCACGCGAATTACCACCTTCGTTTGAAGGCCACCAGTGTGGTCTCTTGTCTTTCATCTCTGTGATCCACACTTCTGCAGACAATCCTGCCGGAATTCCATATGGGTTTTCTCTTGTGGTTACTTCTTTAGAATTCTCATCTATAACAAAAACAGAATCTGCCAACAATAGAACATCAGGCTCTGCACCTTGTATGATCTTAGCTGAATGCATCACAGAACGGACCTCGTCATGTATTGTTCTTTGATTGGATGCAGCTCGTAACTCCTGTAACTCAGCTGTTGCAGACACCAGTTGATCCTCCAGTTCCTTTGACTTCCGTTCTACTGGTAATAGACGACTAACAACTCGTGCCTCTGTCAGTTCCTCCAGCTTAGCATCCATCTCTTCCTTGTTTCCCCTTGCAGCAATCTCAAGTTCAGCCACCCTGTCTAATTTGCCCATAACCTCGTCATAGTCAGCGTCTTTCCACATGCTGTATTTCTCTCTTGTGAGTCTGTGTTCATCCCGTTCGCGATTCATTGCTGCTGTTACTCTGTCTATGTCAGATTGTGTCTTAATTCCTCCTACACCTGTGAGATGGAAAGCACCATCTTTCTCAGTATATAGATCTCTGTAGTTTTCTGGGACATCCTCAATCTTCTCGTGTGTTACTTGTAGTGGCATAACATTACTCCTGCTATTATATAAGACTGCCATGCAGTCAAATTGAGACAGCCACATTGACTATCTCTGTTGGTTTACTAATTTGTGTAATCTTTCGGATCAAGTCCAGCTGCCTTGAATGCTTTTGCATCAGAAGCAGCTAATTGACTTAGTGGTATTTCATCACCACGCCTATTCACGAACCTGTCCAATTTCAAGCCACCTTTCCTGAATAATTTTCCTTTTGTTGTTCCGAGAACATCATCCTGGAATTCGATGCTCTGTGTTGACAACCACTGACCATATGTTGTCTTGGCTGGTACATGACCAATAAGTTCACGTGCTCTTCTAGCACTGAATGTGTCAAATGCACCTTTTGTTCCTCTTGGCAGCTGACTTCTCTTGGTGACTGGACTGAATCCTCGCTGCTTCGTATATTCCCTCAGCAATCCTTTTTCTGTCGTTGGTTTTGTAGGTCTTGTGCCAATGGCATCTTCTGTGACAACTGCAATTCTAAGGGATCTGCAATTAAAATGAACAGGAGGCATTGGACCTTCACCAATACTGAATCTCTCACCATCCAAACTCTGGCAGATTGCTGTTGTTCTTCCGTCTAAGGTAGCAACATACAACTCTTTCTCGAACACATCTTTCAATCCATCATATAGTAATGCTCTTGATGCATTACTATATGCAATCGTTGCTGTTCTGGTAATACTGTCTGC